GCCCACGGTGCGGCCTGCGGGGCTGCTGCGGGTGCAGTTGCCCACGGTGCGCCAGCAGGAGCAGCGCCACCAACAGGGCCATCGACTTGTTCGTTGATGTTCTTGTAGGAGGTGATATCGTTGCTGGCTTCGTAGTCGCCGGAAGCGGCACGAACCTTGACCTTGATCTTCAGCGGCCGGCCGTGGAGCTGCTGGCTGTCCTGGACCTGCATGATGCCCACAGCGTGGCAGATTGCGCTCAGTTGCTTGTACGCGATTTCCTGTGCAACCGGATTGGCGTTCTTCAGGTTCAGTCCGGTGAAGACCTTGCGGTTCGCGTACTGACCGTCGAGGATGGTAAAGCGCAGCGACAGACGCAGACCGCCTTCGGTCTTGGTCGGCTTCATTTCCGACTCGTCGATCATCACGTTATACCAGCCCGCCGGGACGGGATCTCCGCCACCAGTATCGGGGGCGACTTGGGTTGCATCGAAATTCAGTTGTGCCATGATTTCAAACTCCTAGGATTTTGTTGAAAAGTTGTGCCAGGTGGGGCGGTTCTACGGGAGCCAGGGCACCTGAGCGATCCTTGGCTTCGTATTGCATGTCAGGTTGAGTCTGGAGGAAGCGGTATGACTCACCCTGCGGTGTTTTGTTGATACCGAGGCGGAACACCTCGTCGAAGAAGTAAGGCAGCTTCGACCCGAGCTTGCTGCCGGGCATTGCTGGGCCGTACTTGACCACACCTGTCAGCTCGTCCTTGGTGGGCTCCATCTTGGCGCTCATATAGACGTTGCGTCCAGGAAGGTCGCGGAACATGCGGATCGTCGTTTCCATCTTCTCGATCAGCTCACCGTATGCTTGGCGCGGGTCTTTGACCTGCCGCTTTGCATTGTTGAGCACAACTTCAGCGATCTCGCTCAAGCTGTCGATGCAGATAGTCTGGAACTGCTTCGCTTCGTGGGACTGTTCGCACCAGGCATAGATGTCCTTGAGGTCTTCCACTGTGGTGACCTTTGCCATGGGCATCTGTACGTGACGCAAAGACAGCTCACCGCCTTCAGCGGAGATGAGGAACGGAGCTGGTGCAGTGCTCGCTAGAACGGTCTTACCCATCCCCGCGCCGCCATACACCAACACCTTCACGCCATTCAGCTGTGCAGCGCGGTCGGTAGTTGTGAAATTCAATGCCATTGTGGCTCCTTGGTTGTCTCGTATTGCTACGGTGAAAGCATTGTAGCAGTGACGCGGGTTTGTGTATTGATTACAAGTCCGTCTTGCTTCGAATGGACTGGAACGTCGGAAAGCGCGGTTTATCCTTGACGCCTTTGGGGAACATCTTCGCCTTGGCAATCTGCCCGAGCAACAGGTGAGGCTCTTTGAAGTACCGCACACGGTCGTCGTGCGTCATGCTTCCAGCTCCAATCTTAACGATGGAACCTTCTGCGAACAGGACTGCACCCTTTGAGTCAAGAATGTCTTTGATGACACGACCCATCATTGCTCCGACCATGCCGTTGGGCACCATGTTCTCTTGATGCGTGGAACGGAACTGCAAGCCAAGTTCATTGGTCTGCGCCTCGTTGGTGTTGGTAACACCTTCCAGGATCTCCGTCACCTCTACTTCAAAGTCAATGAACCGCTTAATCCGCAGCAGGCCACCCTCCTTGATAGTGGAGCGCCCTTGCTTGTGCAGTCCTTGCGGGTCGCGAATGATGGTGCCCTCGTACCCCATGTCCAACCACATAGCATCCACCTCCAGCAGTTGCTCCAGCGTGGCGCACATCACCGACGGTATCAAGCGCAAGTGATGGGACAGGTCGTGCAGATGCGGGTCGGCTTGCAACTGTGCAACACGCGCCGCCATTGCGACAAGCCGCTGCTCATAAGGCAGGTGAGCAGTCTCGGGCGTCACGTAGTCGAACACATGCCACAGTAGCCAAGGGACGCCGTCAATGGTACTGAGCGCGGATGTGGTCAGCCTGCACAAGTCAGGGTGGCACTCGTGCTCCGCAGCCATTTCACCATCGAAGCCCGCCAACGACGAATGGCTGAAGTATCCAGTCACGTGTCGATTGGCGTGCTTCTTCAAGCTGCGCCCGGTTAGAGTCCCCGTCATGTTGAGCGCACGAACCCCGTCAATCTTGGGCTGTGCAATGACAGGGAAACGAATCTTGGATTCGTCATAATCGGATGCGAGCATTGGCTTCACAGTGGCACCATCTCACGGCGGATGTTTCCACGCTGGTCTTTGAACGTAACCAGCATAGGCGGGGGCTGGTAGCCCATAGCCTTTGCGACATGGTACGTGACGGGCTTGGGCAGCAGCCGCTGAAGAATTTGGATGTCGCGTGCCATTACATGGTCTCCTTGAATGCGGCCACAGCGTAGGGAACGATAGGCTCGACCAATTCCAGCATGGCTTCCGCATAGACGCGGATTTCCTTCTGTGCGTGCTCGTGCAAGCGCAAGCGCAGGAAGTGGAACAGGTTATGCAGATCGACAGTTGCGAACATGCGCGAATAAGTAGAGGTCGGAAGAACTGCTCTTGCCAGCTCACGCGGGCAACCTTGCGCCAGGAGTTCCTTATAGAGCGCAAACGCATCCATCATGGACTTCCGCATGTAGCTCTGCATCAGAAGCGCGTTGTCGTGCTGCTCGCTGGTTCGCATCTGCTTGTTCGACGTGCTTTGGTGCGTGATGTCGGACAACTCGGGAATGTAGAACTCTTCCGGAAGCTCGCTGTAACGTGCGCTGACTTCGTTGTAAGACCACGTCCGGTGACGGTGCCACTGACGGAACACGAACAGCGGAGCCTTGACTTCGAACGTGAAGGTGACCGCCTCGAACGGGCTGGTGTGATGGTTCTTCATGAGGTAGGCGATCAGCTTCTCGTCCTTACCTTCATCTTCACCAGTGCGCCAGTCGGCGTCGTAGCTGACGCGAGCAGCGCGGACAATGGACAGGTCGTTGCCCATGTGATCCACCAGCCGCACCAGACCATGATCAAGAACTTTGATTTCGCTCATGCTTGCTCACCTGCTTTCTTTGCCTTTGCGGGCAACACAATTTCGAGGGCCGGCGAACCGGGCTTAACGATCAGACACTGGTCAAAGAGCTGGTGTTGCTCCTCGGTTAGCGTGCGATACTCTTTCAGCACGAGCGAAGGCTTGTACTGCACCAGCGCGTCGGCTTTGATACCAGCTTCCAGCAGCTTGTCCTTCAGCGCACCAAGGGCCCCAGGATCGACTTCGCGGTTGATGGTGTGCTTACCCTTCAGCACATACCCGCCGTCGAGCGGTGCGTCGTTGGTGCCTTCCTTGGGCGACGGGAAATAGAACGCGAAGATCTTCTGGCGCAGCAGCATCTCGGAGGCCTTGATCTTCTTGAGCTCTTCCTGCAAGCGATACCATTCCGCAAGGTCTTCTTGCGACACGGTGTTGGCGGGGATGTTAGTCATTATTGCCGCCCTCCGAATCAAAGAGTTCGCCTTGCACCGGAGCAGCTTTGTCGGCGCGTTCTTGAGCGTGCTTGTCGCTGTACGTTCCGCCGCTGTAACGCTTGGACAGCTTGGCGATGTTGTGCGCGAGCACTTCCTCGCGGGTAATGCCCAGGCCCTGGCGCAGACCTTCCATGTAGAACTCCAGGTCGCCCAGCTCTTCAACCACGTTCTCGCGGTCAATGGGCTTGCGGTAGATTGCAGCTTTCTTGATAGCATCCAGCAGTTCGCCGGACTCACCAGCGATGCCGACTGCCATGTGCAGCGCGTGTGCATCCTCAGCTGTCAGGGTTGCAACAATGTCGGCGCCAGGCTTTGCAAGCGCAGCGACGAGCTCGGGGTGTGTGATGTTCATCTGGTTTCTCCTAAAGAGTGCGGAATGCACGTTCGTTACTTTACCGTGACGCTCGTTACGTCACAAGTTCTAATTGACATCAGGAAGACTGACAATGCGATAGCACTTCCCATGGAAGTTCCACTCGGTCGGAATCTTATCCTTTGCCACTTCGACAAGATACCCGCTATCACATAGGCTGCGGATGGTGTGGTCAAGTGCAAGCGTCTGGCCCAGCTTATGCTTCACGAATGAGTTCGTGCGCTGCAA